CAGCATCTGCAGGAGGCGACCGATGTCAGCGACGAAGACCTGCTGATCGAGGCGTACCTGAACGCCGCCTGGAGTCTCGCTGAGTCGCATACCTGGCGACAGTTTCTGACGGCTCAATACCTGTTCACGCTCCTTGATTTTACCGCACAGAACCCGCACAGGACATGCGGTCGCAGGCGGGCGAACATCCTGATTCCGCGGCCTCCCTGTCAGTCAATCGACAGTGTTGAGTACCTCGACGGCGATGGGGAACTGCAGACACTGATTCTTGCAGAGGACTTCATCGTCGACGAAGACGGTGACATCTGCAGCATCTGGCCCGCCTATGGTCGATCGTGGCCATCCGTCCGAAGAAATCATCCAAACGCCGTGCGGATCACCTTCACGGCCGGATACGGAGAGACACTGTCCGAAATGCCGGACGTGATGCTCCATGCAATCCGCCTGCAGGTGGGCAGCTGGTGGCTGAACCGCGAATCCATCGATTCAAGACAACAGTACGAGTTGCCAGCAGCAGCAAAAGCCCTGCTGGAAGCAATTGAAGTTCGTGACGATCGACTGATTACAGACAAGGTCTAACCACATGCCGGGCGCCGGACAGTATCGTCATCGCATTGAAATTCAGCGGAATCATCCGACGCTGGATTCCAGTCGTCGCAAGGTGGACGACTGGCGACTGCATTGTGTGCGAAAAGCTCGCAGGCCGCGGCCTCCCAGAAATGCTCAGATTGTGGTCTCGGACGCGAACCGCAGTGAGATCACAGATCTGACGCTGATTGTCCGTAGTGACAGCCTTACTTCGCAGATCGACAGCAACTACCAGCTGCTGTACCAGGGGAAAACGTACAAGATTCAATCAGCCATCGATCCAGATGGACTCGGGAATGAAATCGAGCTGACCTGTAAGTCTCGCGAATTTGAGAAATAGCCAATGGCGGTGATCGAAGGGTCTGATGAACTGATACGCCGATTCGACCGTCTCCGGCGAGGCGTCGGACGTCTTGCGCGTGGTGCCGTTGGCAAGGCTGCTGAGTCTGCAGCAAGGCAAATTCAGTTTGGACTCGGCAGCGAAAGTGTGCGTAAGACAATCGGCTGGCGTGCGACTCAAGATGCACGATTCGTCGCAGCAGCAAAACTTGGCGTGGCAGTTGGTCGGGGCAGCAAGGCGATTCGCCGCGTCACAAGTCGTGGTGGAGTCGGCATTGACTCACGCAACGTGCATTGGATGATCCTCGGCACTGCTGATCGCTACACGGGCACGAAACGCAGCCGATTGGGCCGTCAGGATACCGGAAAACGAAAGCGGTTCACCGGACGGATGCCGCCGCAGGAGCGACCCATTCCAGAGATTTTTGACGCCTCCGGCGCCAAGCGAGTATTGGAGCAGAGCTTCTTCACTGATCTGTACGAACTTGCCGAGGATTTGTCATGACACTTTTGGAGATCCTCATTCAGCGCATTGTTGCCATGGAATCCGTCCAAAGCATTGTCGGCAGGAATCCCAATCTGTCCGGCAATGACGCTCTGGCGATTCGCGATGGCATGCTGCATGCAGACGATCCGTATCCAGGTATCGTCGTCGACCTGGCCAGCCAAACGCACGAACGCGACCTGCAGGACCGCGGCGGACTGATTCACGCGGTCGTCGAGATTCGTACGATCAGTTTCAGCAAGCCCGAGGCGTGGGCACTGCGTACGGCAATTGCTTACGACGGTGGCCAGCCGAATGACCCGACTCGAACGACCGGCCTGGACGGATTCCGGGACATTGCAGAACACGCCGTCTGGGGCTGTGGCCTTGTGTCTGAATCAACTCAGCACCTGGAGCCTGGCGACGGCGAAGACCGAGACATCTGGATTGTGGAATCCGTCTACAACATCGATTACCAGGAGCAATAACTGTGGGAAAGTATTCGAGTCTCGGAACCAAGCTGCAGCTGACAATCGCTTCCGTGCTGACGGACGTGGCCGGAGTTCGCGACGTCGAATTCGAACCGCCTGAAATTGAAATGTATGAGGTCGATGACCTGGCCTCCGAGCATGTCGACGAAGATCCATCCGGAAGGACGAAGGGCGGCAGCGTTAAGGGGTCGATGTTTTACGATCCCGCTGCCGCCAGCTCGGCAGCGCTCATTGCTCTGTTCAACGCACCTGTCAAGACGAGCGGCGTGTACGTCCCGACTGTGTGGGCAATTGTCTGGTCTGTGAATCCGACTGCAACTCAGGGATTTTCCGGCACATTGGTCAAACAGAATGTGAAAGCGGAACGCGGTTCTCCGCTGATTAAAGACCTCGAAATCAAAGTCAGTCGCCGCCCGACGCTGGTTTGATGCTGGGTTTTAGTTTCTTCGATTTGCTAAGGTCTCTGCTATGAAATGTCGCTTTCTCAGTGCTGTGCGTATCCTCAATCCTGCCTGGTCTCAGGCGGCTGCTAATGCAGCCACCGATGCAGGGACGGTGTACGACGTGTCTCAGACACTCGAATTTGCACCGGGATACGTTGTTGAGGATCCGCAGGCATGGATCCACTGTTGTCCAGGTGAGATGAACGCTCCGCCGATCGCTGAGCCAGCGGACGAACAGTGTGCGGCTGCTGTACGTGAATGGATGGAAAAGCAAAGACCTGCCGGCATTGCACAGTTGAAAGCTCAACTGGACCAAATCGATTTGCTGCAGAATCCTGCAGACAAACAACGGTTGCTCGATTTGGGTCGAGCGTACGGGCTGATTGCCACGAAGACTCCGGCTGCAGCGTCGCCGAAACGAGCGACCCCGGCCGCGACAGACTCGGCCAACTAACTGACCGGACAATTCACGCGCAGAGTCCGTGCTGGTTCGCAGAGGCCTGTCACGGATTCTGCGTCGTGTCACTGATGACCTAAAGCCTCTGCGCATGATCCAAAAGAAAGCCTCTGCCATGCGATTATTGAAACGCAAAGACTTTGTCGGCGCTGACGCGAAGAAGCGCCGATTTGCCGAGCTGCCCTGTCCGTGGGACAAAGCGACGGGGATTCGTCTGCGGTCCCTGACGGCAGGTGAGCATTCGGAGTTCGAGACGGCTCAATTGACGAAGAAAGGCGGTCTGGCAACCAATCGACTGATTGAAGCCAAACGCCGATTGCTGGCTCTGACTCTGGTTGATGAACAGGGCAATATGGAAATGACCGAGGCCGATATCGCGGCCATGGAAGACACTGACGGTGGCCTGGTGAATTGGGCATATACGGAAGCGTGCAAGCATTGCAGAATCACAGAGAGCGAGATTGAGGACCTCACAAAAAACTCAGTCGCGATCGGAAGCGACGATTCGCCTTCCGACTCGCCCTCAAACTGAAGATTGCCGACGGCGATGTCGACGCGTGGCTGGCGCGGATCGAGCCCCGATTGCTGCATGAATGGATGGCGTTTGAACGGCTTGAGCCGTTCGGATGGCCACTGCTGCGCGTAGTGATTGACTGGGGCCGGGCGATTGCCTCACTGATCATCAGCGCTGTGGCCGGAAAGCACATCGACGAATCCATGATTCCGCATGTGCAAGCCGCCATTGGATCGGATCCACCGGAGGACTGCGACGAACCGCTGGATGAGACTGACTGTGCTGACGGCACAGAACAGCCGACCTCAGTGGACGTTCTCCGCGCTGTTGCAGAGCAGAACGCGTTTCGTTTCTAACGAAACTAAGACGTCCGGAGGCCTTTCATGTCGCTTGCAAAATTAGTGGTGCATCTGCAGGCAAACTACAGTGGCCTGACCTCCGGACTGCAGGTTGCTCAAAATCAGACGGCGACGGCCGCACAGCAGATTTCTCGATCGGTCTCGAACATCGGGGAGAATGCTGCGGGATTGGACACGCTGCGGACTCGCGCCGAACAGGTGTCAATGGCGTTTGAGTCTGTAGCGACAGCTGCTGACGTTGTCGATGCATCGGCCTCTGCAGCGGCGTTTGCTGCGGAGCGCACGGCAGGTGGTTTGAGATTTGCGGCACAATCGTCCGCGGTGCTGTCTTCAGGGCTAACGGTGCTGGACAAGTCTGCGATGGTGACCGTGCGCGGCATGAGCGCTATGACAGGTGCCCTGGCTGTCGTGATGTCGCCGTTGCTGTTGCTCTCGCAGTCGTTTGCCGGACTCGTCACATTGCTGCGGGTCGTCGCCTCAGCAGCTCAACGGGTGAGCATAGTGTTCCGCGCTGTCGGTCAGTGGATCGGCACCGTGACTGGGACTTTGCTGCATTTTCTACATGTAGCCCACGCCGCGAAACTCGTACTGTCGCTGCTGTCGGCGGCGCTCTCGGTGCTGTTGATACCGATACGCATCGTCGCTGCAGGGATTGCACATCTTGCCGCCATCGCGCTGATGGCTCTGCGCGGTGGTCTGTACCTCGTGCTGATGCCGTTGAGGTTGCTGTGGTCGGGTCTTGTGTTAGCCACAAAGGCCGTGATGGCAATTTTGAGGCCGATCATCAGTCTTGCGCTGGCGGTGTTTAAGGTTTGGTTTGTGTTCAAGGGTTGGGTTGGAGTTATCAGAATCATAGGGCAATGGCTCGCTCTGTTGCCTCCGAAGGTCAGGCTGCTGGTCGGTGCGCTGCTGGCTCTGGGTCTGGCCGGTAAGGCCGGTGTCCTCGCGCTCCGTGCCTTCTCATTTGTCGTCAGTGCGGTATCACTCGTCGTCCGCGGCGCAGTCACTGCAATCAAATTGCTTGCACTACCGATTCTCGCGATCGTGAACCCCGCAGCAGCAGCGAGGCTTGCGATGTCGCTGCTGGCCGATGCTGTCATCTTCGCTGGCAGAGCCGCACTGCGCGCGGGCCTCGCGTTTCTGAGTCTTACCGGGAAACTTGCCAACCTGGCGAAACAGGGGATTGCCTCAGCGGTCAGCTCCCTCACGAGCCTTGCAGGGTCGATGCTAAAAGTCGGTGCCCAGGCAGCGGTCTACGGCGCTGTGGCAGCCAGCTTTTGGGGCGTGAAGCTGGCGACTGCTGCCGAAACGAGCCGAGTTGTCTTTGGCACGATGCTGCACGACATGGCCCAGGGCAAAGCCCTGCTGGATCAGATGCAGGGCTCCAGCGTTGCTCCTTTCTTCGACGCAAAGGCGATTCAGGACGCTGGGCGTGACCTTCTTAAGGCGAAGGTGCCAGTTGATCAGATCACCAGTCGCATGGAGCAGCTCGGCGGGATCGCGCTTGCGACGAAGACACCGATCGAAGATCTGTCTCGAATCTACCGTCAAGGAATGGCGAAGGGGGCATTCCAAACGGACTTGGTAAATCAGATGGCGTCGCGTGGAATCGACATTTATGCGGCGTTGACGGCCGTCACCGGAGCCAGTGGTGAGGCTTTGGCCGAGATGATGTCCAGCGGCAAGATTGGCGCCGCGGAGATGAACGCCGCGATTGATCACATGACGCTCGGACACGGCATTTACGCAGGCGTCGTGGACAACGTCGCAAAGACAACGGCGGGAATGTGGTCCACGAGTGTCAACAACATCTCGATGGCCCTCCAGACAATGTTTGGCGTGGCCGTCGAAGGCAACAACGGCTTGCTCGCGTCCATTGTGTCGGTCACAGACCAGGTGAAGCAACGGGCGGCTTCAATTGGCCCGGTCATCCTGCAACTTTCACAGATGATTATCGGGATTTTCCGCGGCCTGCAGGCGATCGTCGGGACGGTCTGGGCGACAGTGTTCGGGCAGACTCAAACCACGTTCGCAGGAATGCTCGGCACGACGATGGAATGGGTCACAAAATTCCGGTGGTTCTTTGAGAACATCGTCCCAGTCGTGCAGTTTGTCGGGCTGATGATGCTGTTGACTTTGGTGAGCGTGTTCAATGACATCGCCTACTGGTTTACAACGAAACTTCCGGCGTATCTTGACTGGTTCGCGAACAACTGGAAGGCGGTCTTCCGCGATTTGGCAGTGGGCACGATGGCTGTGTTCACGAATCTCGGATCGAACATCAAGAACGCGATGGGCGTGATTTGGGCCTTCATCAAGTCGGGTGGGACGTCGGGGCTGGAATTCGCCTGGACTCCGCTGCTGGACGGCTTTAAGAGCACGGTGGCAGAACTTCCGGACATTCCAGATCGAGCCATGACGGCTTTAGAAGCTGGCCTTCAGGAGCAGATGCAGACGATCGGGACGAATCTTGCCGATTCGTTTGACGCAATGATGGCCGACGCCAACGCGTCGATGGCAGCAGCAGCGGCCGGGCAACCTCCAGTGCCGCTGCAGTCGACTCCAGCGGGCGGTAGCGATGTGTCGGACTCGGATGGTGCCTCAGATTTGAAGAATCAGCAGCAGGACAATTCCCCGCTGCTTAAGGGTTCCCGCGAGGCCCAGGCGGCAATCTATGCGGCGATCGCTCAGGGGCAGTCGCAGAAAGACAAGGCGGCAGAGAAAGTCGCTGCGATTGCAAAGAAGCAGCTCGAAGAAGCGCAGAAACTGAACTTGCGACTCGCCACAGCGGGCACGATCGCAGTCGTCGAAACCTTGGACTAACAGGCGGGCAAAATGGCGGTTGAACACATTCATGAGATCTGGAAAGGACGTGATGCAGACGGGCAGCTCGACGATGTGCGCTACACGCGGCTGTTCCGTATTTTCACGACCAGTGGCGCAGATGATGGCACCGTCGTAGGAAACGCGTTGGCCGCTGCGCCGTGGAATGTTTACCCGGGCGCAACTCACCCGAACGATCCGCGGGCGTATTGCATTGGTGCCAGGCCTCAAAACGATCTCGGCCCGCGCGGCTGGATTTGTGCTGCCAGCTACAGCACGCGAAAAGAGCTGGCTGCAGCGCCAGAGAATGACCACATCGAAATCGATCTGGATGAAGAGGATATCGACGTGCCTGTCGTGAAAGATCGAGACGGCAAGGCGGTGACAAATTCGGCTGGCGATTTCCCTGCAGAACCCGTCATGGCGCAGGACTCGCTGACGATCGCGAGGATTGAATGCAACGTCGTGACGATACCGGCGTACGCGCTGACGTACCGCAAATCGATCAATTCCGACACGTTTACAATTGAGGGGCTCACGATTGGGCCGAAGAAGGCTCGCCTGCGTCGAATGAAGCTCGGCAAGAAGCGGTTTCGAGCGACTAATCCATTCCGATCTCTGCAGATTGAGTTGGCTCTGCTGGATGATGATGATGACGATTGGGAAATCCGGTTTGCCGATCGTGGATTTCGCAAGAAAGTGACCAGTGGAGGCGGGCACACTTACGAAAAAATCCTAAGCGATGATGGAACTGAGCCGACTGACCCTCCGTTCCTGAACGGGTCCGGAGCTCCTTTGGCGAATCCTACAATCGACAACATCGTGTACCGGGAGGTTGGGTACTACAAGCTCAAAACGTTTGGCGGTGTGATACCTGGTTGCGTCGCGGGAGGTCCGTGATGCGAGTTTTGGGACCTCAGGCGATCGCCCAGCTGAAGGCGGATCATCGGAAGCTCACGCGGCTGCGACCATCGATTGGCGGCGAGTCCGCCGATCGAAACTTTTCCGGGAATGACCTTCGCGTAGTCATCATTGGTACGCTCGCAGCCCCCACGAATTCCAGTGTCGCTCCGACGACTCGCATCTGTGCCGTCCTGAAAATGGACATAGCAACAAAGATTCTCAGTCCGACAAACAAGCGAATCACAATTTACAACTACACCGCCGGTCTGACCGCTGCCGATGGCACGTATGGCCTGGCACGCTTCCTCGGCGTCTGGGAGCTCTATTGGGTCGCCTGCGGTCCCACGTCACCATGGACTGGGCTTAAGAAAGAGCCTGAAATCGAAGAACACGAACACGGAGGTATTTGATGGGTCGACCCCCGGACTGTAATTGCCATTGCGGACCTCCGGACTGTTTTGGATGCAATCCCGAATGGATTACGAATCCACAGCTGTCTCTGAAGGCTCATCTTGATTGGGATGGTCCAACGTGGGGCATGCCGGGCTATGCCGGAGGCACGATCAGTGGCATCAATCTGCACACGGTGTCGGGAGGCGCATTGCTTTGGAATTGTGGATCATGGTCGACACCTCCGATGTCGGGATGTGGAACTGTTGTTGTCAGTGGCGAGCTGCATTGGCGGTGGTGGGGTCTCGATCCCGCTTTACTCAGCGGGCCGCAGCTGCTGTGTCGGAGCTTTGCGTCTCAGCCGTGCCGCTGGAGTCGCCTGTACGGTATGAGCGTTGTCCAGTGGCAACACGGTGGATACCTCGGACGCAGCAGTTTTGGTGGGCCAGTCGTCTCGGGGCCTCCTGAGTGGGCACACGAGCGCGTGGATCACGTCGTGCCGCCTTATTACTCAGACGAATGCACTTCGCAGGCTTACGACGGGACAGACACGAATGCTGCAACCTACAGTACGGCAGTGGTGAGGCACCTATACACGCTGAGCACATCGCGTCCGTCAGAGAATGGGCTTTTGGGCTGGTCGCGTGGAAGAGTGTCAGCAACTTCGGGATTTACGCTCGATCCGATCATTCACACCGATTCCACCTACCGCTGGCGGCTGACGGTGGCTCTGAATGGCATCCGCACCTGGATGTTTGTCGGTCTGCGACAGACCGGCGTGTATGCGGGGCATTACGCCGGGCCAACGTTTGGGTCCTCCTCCGCATTTCAAACGGAAGGTGGCGTCAGCGGAGCTGGACCCTATACGCCGGGCAGCGGGTATTCTCTGAATTGGATGAACACCACTGGAGCTTCACACCCGACAATTGAGATTGTGCAAGGGATTCAGTGTACCCCAGCGAGCGCTCCGCCTGGGCATGTGCGCATTTTAGGAGGCGCTCAGGCAAACTTGCCGACTCAGGATTTCACGTACTACATCAGCGACGATCCAATCGATTGCGGTGGCGATTGGGAAGACGAGGAAGAAATCTCGTTTTCGCTTGATGATACGCCCAGCATCGCTGCCGTGCGTGCTGCTAATGGCACGACATTTGGAACAGTGTGGCCGGATACCGTTTCCCTGCACTTTGAGGCAATTCCATGACTGAGGCGTTGAATCTCAATCGCAATCTGCGATTAATCGACGGTGAATTCGTTGACGATGCGACCGTCAAGTTCCAGCCGGTGAGTGTGTCGATGAAGTGCAGGCATCTCGGGAGCAAGCGGCGTTGCTGCGATGCACTGTACATTTGCCGGGAGACGCCCAACACGAACTGCATTCTGGAGGGCGATGCTGTTGCTCCCGTGCGGAGCTGCAGTCATTGCGAGTTCTTCGATGCCGGTGACATGCCGGAGCTTACGGCTACGGTTGCTGTCGTCATTCCCTGCCACAACTATGGGCAGTTTCTCGACGAGTGCCTGGGGTCGCTTGGTTGCAAGCCGCATCAGATTATTGTGGTGGACGACAGCAGCGACGAGCCGGTGGAGAACGCCACGATTCGCGTCGACGTTCACGACGTCCACAAAGCTCGA